TAGAAAACGTCGATGAAGAGCAGATGATGCGTTTGCAGGGCCAAAGCTACATCCCTGTCGATCCTCGCTCATGGAATACCGGCATGGACGTATCTATTAACGTAGGTCTCGGTACGGGCAGAGAAGACCAGAAGGTCGCTGTTCTTAACCAGGCGTTACAGATGCAGATTCAAATCTTCCAGTCGTATGGCCCTGGCAATGGCATGGTTTCACTGTCAAACATAAGAAACACGTTATCTGACATATTGGCTATTAATGGCGTCCGTAACTCTGAGCGTTACTTTATGCCTCTCAATCCGGCTATGGAACAGCAGATGATGATGCAACAGCAACAGCAGGGTCAGCAGCAACAAGGCGATCCTAACGCGGCGTACTTACAGGCCGAGCAAATGAAAGCCCAGGCCAAGATGCAATCAGACCAAATGAAGGTTATGGCCAAGTCTCAATTAGACCAGCAGAAGATGATGCTCGATGCACAGCAGGCTATGGCTAATGACGACCTGAAACGCGATGAGTTAGATCAAAATCTATTGATTAGCGCGGCAGAGATTATTGGAAAGTACGGCACAGCCGTAGATGTAGAACGAATTAAACAGCTACAAAACGCACCTAGAAACCCTATGGGTATGTGATTTGAACATCAAAGATCGGGCGGCGCACGTTAAGCGCCTTCAGGGTGATGAATCGTTCAATATGCTGTTAGACGAAATTAGAGAAGACACAGCCAATGTCTTCCTAAACCCGCATTCTTCTTCGGAAGACCGGGAAGACGCCCATCAAATTGTAAGGGCATTAGCGAAGATTGAAGATCGCATGGCAGTCATCCTCACAGATGAAGCTATCTTCGATAAACAACAAAGGAGATCAGTACCGTGGAAACGACTGATGAAGTAACATTCGATGGCAGCATCGAATCAGCAGTAGACCTTCTCGTTCAAAACGAGGAGCCAGAGCAGGAAGAAGCGCCCGAGGTAGCAGAAGTCGAGGAACCTGAAGAGGACTTAGACGAGGAAACTGAGGAGCAACCCGATCCTGACGTTGATGAAGAAGAGCCGGAAGTAGCAGAAGAAGAGCAGCCTCAAGTTTTCACCGTCAAGGTAGACGGAACGGAAGTCGAGGTCACGCTAGATGAGCTACAGCGCGGCTATAGTGGTCAACAATACATTCAGAAGGGTATGCAGGAAGTCGCTGACCTGCGCAAGAAAGCTGAAACCGCTAATGCGACACTGGCGAATGCTGGTGAGGCCGTACTGTCTTTGTATCAACAGATGCAAAACCCCGGCTTTGCAAAAGCACCAGTGGCACCGGACGAGGCTTTAATTGAGTCTGACCCTATTGGGTACACGCAAGACAAAGCTCGTTACGACAAAGAAATGCAGAAATATCAGACCGATATGATGCAAATGAAACAGACGTTTGCTTACCAGCAACAAGCTCAACAGCAAGCACAACAAGCCTATCTAGAACGCGAGATGGAAACGCTACGTCAGGTTGATCCTGATTTTGCCGACCCAGAAAAGGCGACCACAGTCCGAGACACTATGCTTCGCATGGGGTCAGAGGTATATGGCTATTCAGCCGAGGAAATCTCATCTGTCATGGACCACCGAGCAATCCGAGTATTGCGAGACGCCATGCGGTATCAAGAGATTAAAGATGGCAAGGAAAGGGCTGTACAAAAAGCCAAGCCTAAGCCGTCAAAGGTCGTTAAAGCTGGAGCAAAGAAGACGTCTTCTAATCGCAATCAAGGCAGGCAAGCTCGATCTAAACTTAAACGCTCAGGAAGCATCAACGATGCTATGAGCTTAATTCTTGAATAGAGGTATTTATCATGGCACAGCCATCCAACACTTTTGACAGCTATGATGCTGTCGGCATCCGGGAAGATCTTTCTGACGTCATCTATGACGTATCACCAGAAGAGACTCCTTTTTACACTGCTTGCGCGAAAGTAAAAGCAGCTAACACTTTGCACGAGTGGCAGACAGATGCACTTCGTTCTTCAGCGGCTAACGCCCACATTGAAGGCGATGCAACTACTGCTTCAGCACGCACTGCGACGTCACGTCTCGGTAACTACACGCAAATCTTTAAGAACGCGGTAGTAATCCCTGACACAGACGAAGGCCTGAAGAAGGCAGGTCGTGCAGCGGAAATCGCTTATCAAATGCTCAAGACTGCTAAAGAGCAGAAGCTTGACATTGAGAAGGCGCTTTTTGACAACAACGCACGCGTAGCTGGCAACTCAACTACAGCTCGTGAGCTTGCTGGCGCTCCTGCGTGGATGGTCACTAACGTGAACTTCCAATCAGGCAACTCTGGTGCTAACCCAACTGGTGACGGATCTAACGCACGTACAGACGACGGAACTGCTACTGCTTTCTCACAGGCTAAGTTTGACGCTGTCATGCAGTCTATCTGGGAGCAAGGCGGAAACCCTGACACTTGCTACTTGTCAGCTTTCCAAATGAACGTAGCCCTCGGCTTTGCTGGTAACAACAACCAGCGTTCTACCGTTAAGGCAGAAGACGAGCGCGTCATCAAGCACATGGACGTCTACGTTACTCCCTGGGGTACAGTAGAGTTTATGCCTTCGCGTGAGAACCGTTCGCGTGATGTATTTGTTATGCAGTCTGATATGTGGTGTGTTGGCGTATTGCGTCCAACTAAGAACATCGCTCTCGCTAAGACTGGCGACTCAACTACACGTCAGGTGACAACTGAGCTTACTCTTGTTTGTAAGAACGAGAAGGCATCAGGTATCATTGCTGACAACACTACTTCTTAATTGAGTGGCTGGGGGCTTCGGCCCCCTTTTTTTTGGAGGCACTATGTATAAGGTAGTAATCGGCACGCTGTTTATTGACGGCAAGCGCTACGTCCGGGGCGACATGGTTGATTTAACAGACAGCCAGGCTGTTCCACATGGAACAAATTTAGAGTTTGTGCCAGCACCACCAAAACCAAAGCGCGCACCGCGCAAGAAAAAGGTAGAGACTAGTGAAGACTAAAGAGAAGTTTCACAACAACAACGACGGCACATTTACTGTCGAAAAGCAGTTTGATAACACGCCATATCTTGAGCGCACGCAGATGCTACGCTCTATGGGCGCAGGCAAGTTGCCTGAGTCTTGGTGTGTTGGCTCGATTCCCATGCACTTACTGGCGCAGTGGATGAAAGAAGAAAAGGTAGCGTGGAACGATATTGATGGTCGGCGCAAGTTAATCCTGCGCAAACTGAATGACCCTGATTTTAAGAAGCTTCGGATTGTCGAAGGAAAGATCTAATGCGTTGCGCCTTATTGTTATTGCTATTGGCATTACCTGTAGGCGCGCAAGAAATACGCATTGATCAAGACGGCCCAGACAATCTCCCAGAGTCGCCTGATAACAACCTGGAAGGTGACCTTTCACAGCAAAACTCCAATAATAACAATTCAACTACCACGTATAACGGCAACGCTCCGAGGTCTATGCCGACCAGTACTGCCGTAGCTCCTAGCCTTATAAGCACCGGCGTTCAATCATGCTTGAAAAGCACGTCTAATGGCGTGCAAGGGTTTAGCTTTGGTTTGTCGCGCGGCACATATCAGCAAGACCCGTTTTGTAACCGAAGGGCAAATGCATTAGTTTTGAGCCAATTAGGGCTAAAGATCAGCGCCGTGAGCTTGATGTGCCAAGACCCGGATGTTTATAAGGCCATGATGGTATCGGGTAGTCCATGTCCACTAGTAGAACGTGGTAAAATTGTGGTTGGACGTCGGAGTTATTTAAAGCTTAAAGAAAACCCAGAGCTACATATTCCGATGTATGCAGAAAACAAGGCATATTACGATGCCATTTTGGGCGTAGGGGAGGAGGTTGATGTCGAAGAAGTGGATACTGGCAATCTGTCTGATCGCTTCCGCGCAAGCGAAATCGAATGAGCTAAGTTCACTCGTCGATGCAAGCACTGCGCTACGTCAAACTTTTGCAAACGGAATTATTGCGGTAGGCGGAATGATGGAGTCAGCTCCTAACGGGGGCATTCCTGGCAATGACATTCTTGCTAACAAAGACGCCTACATAACCGCACAAAAACAACTTGCTTACAACTCAGCCGTTCAAGCCATGCAGGCCGGATCGTTTACGAACATGGGCGCGCAAGATTTTTTTGAGCAACAAGCCTCCGACCAGATGGACCAGTTGAACGACGCCGTAGATAACTACGTTGACGCCGCCACTGCTTTAATAGAGGTTGCAACGCTGTCAAACCTTGCAGAGCAAAACCAAGACAGCCCAGACGACTCTGGCGCGCTTGAGGTACAGAATTACATTAATGACAACCAAGAATCCGTAGTCTTAACCGATGAAGAGGTTGAGTCATATAACCAATCAATGGATGACGTTGCATCAATTGCACAACAAGCGGCTAGTTTCTTTGCAGTTGCCAATGATGAAAATTTAATAGCTGAGGCTAACAGTGCCGCAGCAGAATATACCGCCAGCTACGGTGATGCAGGTGACGCATTTTTTGATAACGCAACCGGAATTGTTAGTGTCGATTTTGAGTCGTACAACATGAGTGTAATGCTTGATGTAAATTCGTACTTTATACAAGACGCTGAAATTATGTCTGTAGGCGCAGAATCGGTTTTTTACTATACAAGCCCCCAGGGCGGTTGCTGGTTTGCAGAAGATCAAGAGGTTTGTTTGTCGGAGTTAGGTATTTATGGCCCTTGAAGATTTAGAGCTAAGCGTTGCTGGGACGCAGATCAAGGGCGTCTGGATTGGCATTCTGGTGGCTTTTAGCTCAACTATTGGTGGCGGCATCTGGACAGCCTCAGAATTCTTTAGCCGATTAGAAGCCCTAGAATCCTCTGTAATAGACGCAAGCTCTGAGACGGCAGTTGTACAGGGTAGGTTTGAGGATTTGCGTGAATCGCAGTCTGAGCGCTTACAGGGATATCAAGTAGCCATATCAAACATGGAACAGCAATTAGCTGATAACAACATATCAGAGCTGCAAGGCAAGTTAGCAGAGCTTGGAACTAATTTAGAGGCTATAATGAAGGCACAGCAAGATCTGTTAGATTTGCGTGACCGGATAGCCGCTGTAGAAAAGTCAAATGCAGAGGCTGTGCTTACGGTAAACAACCGGGTCCAGTCACTAGAAAAAACAGAGCGCGTTTTAAAGCGTGTTGATACTGAAATCGAGAACTTGTGGCAGGCTCTCGATTCACTACCATTTAGTAGGTGAGGTTATGGACGTTGGGAGTGAGGCATTAATCAAGCTAGAGGCACATGAGAAAGAGTGCCTAGTGAGATATACAAATATTCAAAAGACGCTTGATGATCACCATGATCGTTTTGATAAGCTAGAAAACAAAGCTGAGTCTGGGTTTAAGCGCATTGAAAACTTGTTGATGTACGGCGGCACTTTCGTTCTTACGGCCATTGGCGTTCTTATTACTTTGTTAGGGCTTATGCGTTGATACTACAAGCCCTCATAGGACCACTTACTGGACTCGTTGGCGACCACTTCAAGCGCAAGGCTGAAGAAAAGAAAGCCACTCACGAGCGAAAATTACAGGTCATCCAAAACGACGCCTCTTGGGAAAACAAGATGGCCGACGCCAGTAGCAATAGCTGGAAAGACGAATTCTGGACTCTTTGTTTAGCCGCTCCCATATTTATGATTGGTTATGCCATAGCCATGAACGATGTCGCCGTAATAGAACGTGTAGACATGGCATTCGCCGCACTCAACACCCTGCCTGAGTGGTATCAATATCTGTTATTCTTAGCCGTAAGCGCTTCGTTTGGTATACGCGGAGCTGACAAACTAATGAACTTACGGAAAAAATAATGTTTAAGCATTTTAGACTCGAAGAATTCAACTGCACGCACACTAACGCCAATTCGATGGATGAGGCGTTTTTGCATAAGTTAGATGAGTTGCGAGAAAAGTGTGGCTTTCCGTTTAAGATAACGTCGGGTTATCGCGATGCTTCGCACCCCAATGAGGTCGTGAAGGCCGCCCCCGGTACTGGAACACACTGCCAGGGGATCGCCGCTGACATAGCTGTAAGCAACGGCGTTGAGCGAATGAACATTGTGCACGAAGCTCTTAAGATGGGCTTTAGTGTCGGCGTAGCGCGTTCATTTATACACGTCGACGCTAGGACAACTACACCCGTCCTATGGACTTATAGTAGCTGAAACCCATATAACTAATAACAAGGGTTGTTATATATAACATAGGCTGTTATTGTTTCTCTTGTGCAATGTCGCACACAAGGGAGACTTACAATGCTAAGAACAGTGGATGTAATGTATGACGCGGTTGACCTCTATGACCAAATAGATGGTGACCTGGATCGAATCGAAGAGTTTAGCCTTCAAGATCGCGGCTACTTAATTCTTGAGATAGAAGATCAAACGGGTGAAATACTCTCTGAGGCAATGTTACGTGCTAACAACCCAGAAGAGTTCATCATAAACCTCTATGCGCCAGAGCGCGCTTCTGACCCTTTCATCGACAATATGCGTGAGGCGCTGTGGTATTACGCACGTCCTATTGTTGAGCAAAACCTTGAGCGTCAGTTTGACATCATCATTAACGCACGCGCTTACGGAGGCTAGGTATGTCAGATAACTACGAAGCGGTTATGTCTAAGGGCTGGAAAGAGATTTGCTCAGTGCTGGCTAGAGAGTACCGGCATGGTTTTGAGTGCGGGTATTACGGTCGCTACATGGAGTTAAAGCCTCGTATGAGTGACGCTTACTCGCAAGGCTATGCGGCTGGTGATGATCTGGCGCGACAGGAGTATGCACTTAGTGCGGCTCCACAACAGGGTTACGAAGACGTGACCTACGAAGAAATGGCAAAGGGAGCTTAGTTATGGAAAACACCTTTAAAGTGTTGTCGCAAGTAGATTGCGGTGAGTTTATTGAGAAGAAAGGCAATCTGTCTTACATCAGTTGGGCTTCTGCTTGGCAGAAACTGTGTGAGCAATGCCCTGACGCGACGTATGAGCATCATGATTGGATCACAACGCCAAGCGGAGAGGTCATGGTGTTCTGCACTGTCACTGTCGGCGGTGTATCCCACAAGGCTCATCTGCCGGTCTTAGACCACAAGAACAAGCCGATTCAGATTCCAAACGTGTTTCAACTAAACACATCGATGCAGCGTTGTTTCGCAAAGGCCATCAGTATGCACGGACTAGGCTTGTACGTTTATCGTGGTGAGGATCTGCCGCCGGCTGAAGAGATAGATCACACCGCTATGTACGAAGAGTTCTTACGTCAGCACGAAGATAACAAGCACAACTGTGCAGTGTGGTATAGCCAGCTCAGTGAAGAGGAGATGAATGCCGTTAAAGAAGGATCTCCGAAAGGCAAGAAGACTGCAACGCATCAGCTTACTCGCGATCTAGTAACGCAGATGCACGCTAACTTTGACGACTACGCTGAGAAGCTCACAGAGGCCGTCCAGAATGCTGACGTGATGTTTATCGAGCAGTTGCAAGGTGAGCTAGAGGACTATGAAAGGGCGTGCGTAAAAGATCGCCTTTCAAGTGAAGTAAAGTCGCAGTACAAACAAGTCATGATTAACGCGAAAGCAAATAAGGAGTAAAGAAATGGAATATGAAAAGAACCCTGGCGAAGGCCGGTTGTTTAAAAACAAAAAAAAGAAATCTGAAAACGATGCTGATTACTATGGATATTACATGCACGATGATGGTGTTACTGAAGAGGGCATCAACGCTTGGATTAACACCTCTAAGGCCGGCAACAAATACATGAAACTGTCTTTCTGGAGTAAGGCGGAAACCGCAGCTAAGGGAATAGCGGAAGCTCGCAAAGCCTTAGCACCTAAACCTGAGCCGCAACCACAAGGATTTCCAGAAGATGACATCCCATTTTAAGGTAGGCGGTCAGCTCACTGAGCTGCTTAAATCGTGTGGCGATCCGGCAGGTCAAGTAATGGCTGAAAAGATGGGCGTCACACCAATGACCATTCACCGGTGGAAAAAGTCTGATGACATGAGGCTAGGTCGTATAGTCGAAATAGCCGAGTACTTTGGCATGGACTTAGAAGAGTTTTTATCTTGGGAGGAAAACCAATGAAGTTTGATCCAACAACCGCTACACGAATACCTAATTTTGATGGCGCAGATTATCAGCCAAGTCGTGACAACCCGAGGCTAAAAGGCCAGCTCCTTCGTGTATGGAGTGAAGTTAAAAATGGCGACTGGAAAACGCTACGTAGTATTTCGGATTGTACTGGAGACCCAGAGGCTTCTGTTTCTGCTCAGTTAAGGCATTTGCGTAAGGATCGTTTTGGTGCGCATGAGGTAGAGCGACGATATAAAGGCAATGGCGTTTATGAATATCGATTGCTCATAAATAAAAAGCCCCTCGATTGAGGGGCCAAAGGGAGTCACTTGAACCGTGGCGGTTTTAAGTGATAGTCTTATCTCGACCAAGAAAAAAGACATGGGTAGTATACACGACGGGACGTCCCTGGACACCCCTAGACACCCCCAGACTACTCATGCCTCCTTTTTTAGTCAGAGATTACCGGGCGTTAGGCCGAGGAACCGAAGAACCTCGGAGACAGAGTTGACCCTCTCTATAATGCGCCTCCCTGTGCCGAGAGCTGGTAAAGGGAATAGATGTCAAGATTCGATACGGTAATCAAAGCTCGTCATTACTAATTAATTAATTTGCTGGAGCTTGCTCCGGCATTAAAAGGGAAGTGTGGATGATTATTTTAATTGATGGTACTTACTACGAACCCGATGATGCCCAGATTATCTATTGGCAGAATGCGTTCCCAAAGGTAGATGTGTTTGCTGAATTAAGCGCAATGGCAGCATGGTGTGACGCTAATCCGAAGAAGCGGAAGAAGGATGGAAAGCGATTTGCGGCAGGCTGGATATCTAGGGCATCACAGCAAGAACGAGGCGTGTCGCCATTTGCAGAGAAAATGACTACAAATAATGGTAAAATCGCGATGAAGTCTTGGAGCACAGTAGACGATTGCACTCACGATTTTATGAAGTCAGAAAGCTACAGGGCGCATTGCTTGGAAAAACACGGCCAGTACGTGACCTTTGAAGGCGAGAGGGTGACAGCTTGAGCGAGCGATGGATCGTCAATAATAAGTACCAAGCGCAGCAGTTTTGTGAGTACATCATGAAACATCAAGATGCTGGCAAAGTGTACGAAATCTTAGAGCCAAAACTCACTTCACAACAGATGAAGGCTATACACGCTTATTGCGATGACATAGCACGCGCTCTAGCGGCTTCTGGGAATGACATGCAACACATTGTAACCTTACCTATAGAACCTACAGGAAAGCTCGTAAAGGAGATTATGTGGCGTCCTGTGCAAAAGGCTTTGTTTGATAAGAAGTCTGTAACGCAACTAAAGATGCGCGATGTGGACGACGTGTTTCGAGTCATTGCTAAGCACCTGGCTGAAACTCACGATATAGATGTGAGGTTTGGTCGGGGCTAATAGATCCTGGGGGGAGCTATGAGCTTACTTGATTACTGTACAACTGAACGTCAGCGCGAGGTCATTACTCTTCACGAAGAAGGTTTAGGCTATCAAAGGATCGCCGATCGGCTCGGAACTATTACCAAGTGGGGTGTTCGTGACATTGTAAAAAATATTAAAGGCAAGGCGGCGATGCAAGGATATTCCCCTGCTCACGACATGACTCATACGGTCCCAGACCCGTTTTTTAAAATTCGTGGCGTGTCTACCCTGTACAATGATGAAGGGAAACCCGTTAGCCAGTGGGTCAAGTCCATGGCTGACAAAGAGGCAATGCTGGAGGCCGCGCTTGAGGCGTTCAAGGCAGGATTCCTTGAAGAGATAGATGGCCTCTACAAGCCCATAGAAGCGCCACAGGCGGCGAAAAACTCAGATAGGTTGTCAGCTTACCTTATAGGTGATCATCACCTGAACGCGCTCTGCTGGTCGCCTGAGACGGGTGGTGACGATTGGGACACAAACATAGCGC